ATATCGGTTGACTGCGCTGGGGCAAGGAACAGTCAAGGGGTCCGCAAAATCTAAAGCAATGACCAGTTCAAAATCACTCAATGACAGCAAGGAGTTATTTCTTATTAATGAACCAAGTGCACCTAAAATGATGGGAATAACCAGGGGAGTCAGCGGAGAGGCGGCGGCTAAAACCTTGGATGGACAAAAGACGAAAAAGGTCAACACAAAAATCAAGATCCATAGGTCAAAACCGCCAACTCCAACAAAAGAGGATCGCGCAATAGAAAAGATTAGATCACTTAAATCTGCCGTAAGTGTCATGGGAAACGCTAAACAGGTCTTTATTCCTGACAAGGTTATGACACCATCCCGACGTAAAGCGATAGGGCTCTCGGCGTTTAAGACTAACGTTGAATCTCAACGCTGGAGAGTTTCCTATCAAACATTTGGTAACCAAGAAGGAATATCTATTTCAGAGCGGTCTTCTTACCAAATGCAAGTCCCTAAAAAGCGATCAGGAATTATTCGTCGGACAAGTCGCAAGGCCAAATAATTATGAGCAAATTATGAAACATCTTACTCGCGCTAATTATCTTTACAGATTTAGTTAGTCGTCAACAGCAAAAAGCCCGGCTAATCCGGGCCATTGCTGTTGATTGGGTCTGGCGATGATCAATCTACGTCTGTAAAATCAACTTCCACAATTCTAAGATCATCACGTTTCATGCCGATATTTTCCATCTCATCAAGCGCATGCACGGCGGACTGGTAGGTGTCAAACAATAAATCATTAGGGCTAAACGCTTGAAAGTAGCCAGTTGCTCCCGAATGGCGATCCAACCATGTATCACCATGTTTGTATTGCAGTTCAAAGCGTGACTCAGATTGAATGGTTGCCGTTGGGTTTAATGCAATGAATGGGTCTCCCCGTGACCAAATACTACCCTATCACTCAAGACTCCCCAAAAAATGAAACAACCTGTAACATAGGCAAATCAGCATCAGGCGATCATGGTAACCATTGGAGACCAGCAGCTAACACTAGCCGATGATTATGCCGAAGCATTGGATATACTAAGCGATCGTGCCGTAGAAAATACTAAAGCGGCATTAGTTCGAGCGCTAAGACGTACTTTGAAAGATCTGCGCCGATATTATTCTGACTTCATTGATCCTGAGCTTGAAAAATATCGCTCTGCTGATAGCAAGATGCGTAGGCCAATGTCATATTCTATTGCTGATAGCAATGCAAAATTCACTGCACTAATGCAAATCGCGCAATCATACTTCCCTGAAGAAGAATTGAATCGTATCACAATGCAATATAGAAAAGATTTTACGGAAGCCGTGCAACTTGGTAGTGATCTAGGCAAAGAACTAGCGCAACTTGTTGATCCAAGTAACAAAGGTAATGGAATGTTTGTTGGCGCAAGCAAAGAAGCTGTGATTGGCGCTGCTAATACAGCATCAGCTTATATCCGACGCGAAGTGGAAACCTTTCGTGATGATATTGCACGCATTGTGCAAGATGGTATCGGACGTGGAAAAGGATCTAAAACATTAGAAAAAGACATAAGAGTTGCATTGCTTGGAGCTAAGGATCCTGACGGTATTACGCAACGCCTAGGAATGCTTCGACGGGCTGAATTGATTGCTAGATCTGAACTTGCTAATGCTTATGTTAATGCGCAAAAAGCAGCAGCAGGGAGGAATGGGTATAAGTATGGGCGGTTTATTGCAACACAAGATGAAAGAACTTGTCCCTATTGCGCTTCTAGGCATGGTAAGATATATTTATTAAGCGAAATGGTTGGTACGCAGCATCCGCGTTGCCGATGCAGTATTTCACCAGTTTCTGATCTTGCAGTAGAAGAAACTGATCCAGAATTGCGCCGTGAATTATTGCGAGAGGATTTTTGGGAACAGGAGCGCAATAATGTTTGGCAAAAATTTGCTGATACCAAAGAATGGCCCTTTGAAAAAGCCTCTAAAGTGCTAGAGGATCACCTAAAAAAACCATCAGCCAGCGAAAAAAGACTTTATCCTGACATCAAGGTGGCGCCACGGCCTATGGTTTAATTGTTGCGGATTGTTACGGAAGTCCACTGGCAAGCCGCTAGGCCTGTAGGATGTGATCACTAGGGCAATTCAGCACTAGTATTAGCCCCCTCAATTAAAATGAGCGACACAACACCAGATCGCGCCGTGGTCGTAATTGATCGCGGATGGGTCTTTGCTGGTGACGTTACACAAACAGACGCAGAAATCACTCTTTCGCGTGTTGTGCATGTGCTTAAGTGGGAAAGTATTGGGTTTACTGGCATGATTGCTGATCCAAGTTCTGACAAGGTTGATCTTCGCGCAATGACAAACCAGGTGAAAGTACCACGTGCGTCCGTGATTTTTGCTGTCCCCGTTAGCGAAGATTGGGGGATTTGATTGTTTTGTGTCTTAAGGTGCACGAGCCTGTGTGCCTTGAGATTTTTCACTTTTCAGAGGTTTTATGACAAGTTTCGATGTGTTTTTGTTGGTTGGCCACTACTACGACGGCATATACGGTTACGGCAGCGACGGTTACGGCGGCGGTTACGGCTACGGCAGCTACGGTTACGGCTGTGGTTACGGCTACGGCAGCTACGGTTACGGCGGCGACGGTTACGGCATCGGTTACGGCTACGGCAGCTACGATTATTACGGCAGCGGCGACGGCGGCTACGGCGGCGGCGGTTACGGCATCGGTTACGGCTACGGCAGCTACGATTACGGCAGCGGCGGCGTCGGCACGGGCCACGGCACTCCCTCGATTAGGCTTAGAAAATGAAAGTCAAAGAACTGGTTGAATGGCTAACAGCATTTGAAGATCAAGACGCAGAAGTCGAAGTAATCAAGCACGTACGCGGTTCAAGCCATTATGATCAAGGTGGTATAGTAGAAGTTGTGCCACTAGAGCCTGATCTTATGAACTATACAGACCTTCGTGGTAATCAATTTGTCAAGAAAGATTGTTCATATCACGGATCACATACACTGCTGCTAGGCGAGCTAAACGCTTAAAACTAAACTCATCTCACCGAACATCATCATGACTGCATTCACAGACAGAGAAAAAGTAATCATAAAAATGTATGGAGAAAGGGTACCGATTGGCGGCAGGCTTGCATGTCTTGCAATTGGAATAATTGCTTTTTTTGCACCGGGCTTTACCGTATACAAGATCGCAAAAATAATTAGAGAGAATCCTGAGCATTTTCCTTGGTAGGCGATTGATCATCGGGGAAAAATAACAACAGCGCCCTGATGTAATGGCAAAATCCAAAAAGACAAAAGCTGCTAAAAAGGTTTCTTCCGTGATGCACGAATGGAAATCCGGCACGCTTCATAGCGGCAAGGACGGCCCTGTGGTGACCAGTCGCCAGCAGGCTATTGCGATTGCGCTGTCTCAAGGCCGCAAGGCTGCAAAGGGAAAGAAGAAAAAATAACGGGAAAAATGGGCTAGTGCAGCTCCCGCATCGCATGATGTACGCCAAAAAGCCCGCAAAACCCAGCAAGAAAGGTGGTGGCAAGCCTAAGGGCGGCGGCAAGCCTAAAGGCGGCAAAAAAGCTCCTTCTAAGCCTAAAAAGCCCAGCGGCGGCGGCATGTTTCCTGACTATAATTCCATCAAGTCTGCTTAATTATGGCCAGAACACCAAGCTTAAGAATCATCCAAGCTATTGCGGTTTGTGTTTGGAATCGCAATAAAGAAGGTGCTTTGCAAGGCATGAGAATCCTGCTTGAGCTTGCTGATGAGAATGATGCGGAAGGCATGATTAGGCTGCTATTGCATCAACTTAATCCAGGCGATCGCTTTTGGCTTGGTACAATCAATGGTGAGAGGAAAAATACTGCTATGGTAACTTAAAATGGTTGTTCAACTTCCTGATTTAGATACGTCTTGGCGGCAAACTAGCACGATTAACGATCGTGAATTGATAAGGACATACCTGAATTATCCTGCGTCAGAATCTAGCTTAACGCTAATCATTCAGCAGATGAATAGCGTAGCTTCAGTTTCACCTGAAACAGTAGAGCGCATTCAGGCTTGGTTGGATGAGATCATTGAACTTGAGGAAACTCAGGCCGATGCTGTTGCGGATGGCACTGCACATCTTGGCAATGTAACAGAATATGAAGGCGTGATTCCTGGCACG